TGGCGATGATTTTGACATTGCATTCGATCTAAAACTTGCAGATATTCTTTCTGCTCGTCGCGAAGAAATGGCAAATGCTGTGTTCAATACAGATCAAGAAGTAGAAACGGAAGAGGAAAACGATGAAGACGTATAAACAATTAGTAGAAGGTATTACTGAAACTCTTTCATTCTTTCTAGAAGAAGAAAATTTATTCGAGGGTCCAACTCATTTAGAGTATAGTGGACATGTTGGTGAAAAAGAGTATGCAGTAAAAGTACCACGGCACAAAGATTTGGGTGATTATTCTGAGAAAGATCTTCATCATAAGATCAGTAAAGAAAACCCACATTTACATCACCATGAAGTTACTGCAATCGTAAATTCTGGTGGAGAAGAAGAATCTCATGAGAAAGTTGAACATGAGGGAAAAACTCATACACATCATGTGATTAATTACCAAGAACCTCGCCATTTATATGAAGAAGTCGAAAAACTCGACGAAGACTTATATAAAGATCAGCACCCTGGATATAATGAAAAGCATGCTGCTCACAGTACAGCGAAGAAACTGCATAGTTCAGGTCACCTCAAACCAGAATACCATAAAGATGGTAGTGCAACTATTCATGTGAAACCTTACGACGATACCAGTTCAACGAGACTTACCGATCGTATTCATCAGGATGCAGGACTGTATTATAATCACCCTCGTAGAAAGTTTGCAAAAGGAATAACTCAAGCCCACAATGGGTTGAAGTATCGCACACGATCGGATGATGGCGGAAAAACTCATTCAGTTCATATTTCTCCAACTACAGTAAAAAATATGCGGGACGGATCTGCTAGAGAAGTAAGAGAAGAAGTCGAAGGTATCCATGAAATTTCTGCGATGAAGGCAATTAGAACCTCTGTGAAGCGCGAAGTTTCAGGAGTAACTAAGTCAATACAAACTGGCGATTTTGATGCCGCTAACCAAAAGAAAATTGATAATAACAAAGATCGCATTCATAAAAAGTATGGATATAGAGCCGCAAATATCGCGCATAATGTAGCAGGAAGAAGACTTGATTATCATGATGGTCCTTATCAACCACGTGTACGCAAGGAAGAATTCGATTTTGATTTATTCGAATCAATTATGCTAGGCGAAGGCGATCTATCTATTCGTACTTTGTATAACAAATACGCAGACCATGCTCTTGGTGCTGGAGATAGTCCAGATCCTAAGAAAGCTGCTGCGGTCAAGAAAGCAATTGTCAAGGTCCATGGTGCCACTGTTATGGGTCATCTAGAAAAAGCCAAGAATGCTGCTGCCAAAAATGATCAAGATTCAGAAAGCAATCATTTTAACAATGCTAGAAATTCAGCAAAAACAGACACTATGAGTGCAACTGTTGGCAAGAATCGTTCTTCTATGCGTAAAGAAGAATTCGATCTCGACGAAGGTCGTATGGAAGATCTGGCAATGGACATGGAATCATTGTCACATGAAGATTTTAAAAGAAAACATAGAAGAACAAAGCAACAAATGCAAGATGCGTTAAAGTCTGAAGAACTAAAGGGCAGTCAACATAAAATTGACGCCAATAAAAATGGTAAAGTTGATGGTCACGATTTTAAGATTCTTCGTAATCAGAAAAAAGCAAGATACCAGTAAGGAATAACAAATGGCGACTAAAGCGGTTCTAAAACTAACACAGGTTCATGGTGTAGTGAAAGTGCGTGGCACGGGATCCGCTACCATTGCACTTGCAACAGACCTTAAGAAGACATCTGAAACACAGTCTTCACCTAAAGTAAACATTCGTACCATTCATTGGGGAATGTCAGATGGAGATACCGCCACGGTTACTAGAGACAGTGAAGTTCTATATTATCTTTCTGGTACAGGCAAGATGGAATTTATGGGTTGGTCTGACAACGAAGAAAATGGATCAGATATTGTTGTTGATTTCTCATCGGGAACTGGCGCTGTAGTTTTAGAACTCGCAAAAATTTCTGGTTATGGTTCGCAACAACATCAGAACCAAGGAGATCTAGGATAATGAAATTAATTACTGAAGTAAACGACAACGTTCGTTATATCACTGAAGAAAAAGACGGTAAGAAATCCCTCTTCATTGAAGGTGTTTTCTTACAATCAAATCTCAAGAATCGCAATGGACGTATGTATCCTGCTGAGATTATGGAAAAAGAAGTCCAGCGTTATATGACAGAAGCAGTGGAGAACAAGAGAGCATTCGGCGAACTTGGTCACCCAGATGGTCCGTCAATTAACCTTGACCGTGTATCTCATATCGTTACCGAACTCTATAGAGATGGCGATAACTGGATGGGTAAGGCGAAGATCACTGATACTCCCATGGGAAATATTGCTCGTGGTCTGATTGAATCAGGTGGTCAACTTGGTGTTTCTTCAAGAGGACTTGGTACTCTGAAAGAGAATAGAGATGGAGTCCAGATCGTTCAAGACGATTTCCATCTTGCAACCGCAGCAGATATTGTTGCCGATCCTTCTGCTCCTGATGCATTCGTAAGAGGCATTATGGAAAATAAAGAATGGGTAATTGTTGATGGTCTTTGGACTGAACAAGCATCTGATATGGCAAAGAAAGTCATTAAGAAGGCAAACAAAAAGCAACTCGAAGAAGCAAAAATGATAGTTTTTGAGAATTTCCTCAACAGACTTGCAAAGATTTAAAGTTTCTTTATTATAAATAAAAGACTAAGTTCCGAAAATTAGGAGAAAAACATGACTGTAGAAAGAAAAATCAGAGAGTTGCTTGCGGGAAAGCAAGCGATTACTGAAGCTTCTGACGGTGATATGACCGCACCAAAGCAAGGTAATTCGGTCACATCTTCCTCAGAAAAGATGGGTGCCTCGAATGGTAAAGATACCTCAAAGGCATCTAAGTCAAATACATCGGGCGACCAAACTCAACCACGTCAAGGTTCTTCGGCAGATGCACCACACCAAGACCGTGATGGTGATGCTGACGAAAATCAGGGCGCAAAGGTTGCCGTAAACGCCAAGGATACTTCCGACTCGTCAGGTCCTGCATCTGGTCCAGGTAATGCACCAAACTTCAACACTGTTGATGATCCAAGATCGGTTGTTAATCAACCATCATCTAAGGGTAACGTTCATCAAGAAGAGTATGAACCAGAAGAAGATGATCTGATCGAAGACGATGATGATAGCGAAGATGAAGACGGTGAAGATCTTGAAGAAGATTTTTCAGCAGAACTCGCAACCCTCTTTGATGGTAACGAAAATCTTTCAGAAGAATTCCGTGGCAAGGCAGCATCGCTGTTTGAAGCAATGGTTTCTGCGTCTGTTAACGTTAAGGTATCGGCACTTGAAGAAGCACTCATCGAAGAGGCTTCTGACCTTATGGAAGAATTCAAGAGCGAACTTGTTGAGAAAGTCGATTCTTACCTAACTTATGTCGCTGAACAGTATATTGCTGAAAACGAACTCGCTGTTGAGAACGGTCTTCGTTCTGACATCACTGAATCGTTTATCGCAGGACTTAAGAATCTGTTTTCGGAACACTATATTGAGGTTCCTGAAGAGAAATATGATGTGCTTGGTGAAATGCAAGTCGAGATTGAAGATCTTCAATCCCGTGTGGACCAAACTATGACTGCAAATGTAGAACTGCATGCTGAGAATACAAGACTTCAAAGAGAAAGCGTCTTAATCGCGGTTACCGAAAACCTCGCCAAGACCGATGCTGAGAAGTTTGTAAGTATTGTTGCTGATGTAGAATTCGAGAACGCAGAAATTTTCGAAGAAAAGTTGAATGTCATTAGAGAAAACTATTTCCCTAAAGCACAACCTAATACAGAAGAAAAGATGACTGACGGTATGGATGAGTCGACTGAGTATACATCTCCGCTTATGGAGAAGTACTCGAAGGCACTAGACAGAATGGCATCTCAAATCTAAATTAATATAAATAATAAGTTGAAATAATAAAACCCTACAAGGAGAAAAAAATGTTTCTTTCAGAATCTCTACAAAAGAAGTGGGAGCCTGTCCTAAACCATGAAGGCATGGGACAAATTAAGGATTCCTACAAGCGTGCAGTTACTGCTGTCGTTCTCGAAAACCAACAAAAGGCTCTTCAAGAAGAAAAGACTGCGTTGTTCGAAACTCCTGCAAACGCAACTGGTGCCTCGATCGATAACTACGATCCTATCCTCATCTCGCTCGTTCGTCGTGCGCTGCCAAACTTGATGGCATATGACGTTGCTGGCGTTCAACCAATGACTGGACCAGTTGGTCTTATCTTCGCAATGAAGTCGGCATACACTACCCAGTCGGGTACGGAAGCACTCTTCAACGAAGCAGACACAGACTTCTCGGGTACAGGAACTCATGCTGGTTCAAACCCAGTTGATGGTTCTTACACCACAGGTACTGGCATTGCTACTGCTGATGCTGAAGCACTTGGCGAATCAGGTGGAACTGACTTCAACGAAATGGCATTCTCAATCGAGAAGACAACCGTTACTGCTAAGACTCGTGCACTGAAGGCAGAATATACTGTTGAATTGGCGCAGGATCTCAAGGCAATTCACGGTCTTGACGCTGAGTCAGAACTTTCGAATATCCTTTCACAAGAAATTCTTGCTGAAATCAACCGCGAAGTTATCCGTACGATCTATAAGGTTGCTAAGCCAGGTGCTGCTTCGACAGCAACTG